TGAGCGTTGATCCGCCAGCCCAGGTCGTCAGCTCGGCGCCCTCGACCACGTAGCGGCGGCCGAGATCGTCGGTCGCGATGTCGCCGGCCATGACCGTGATGGGCACAGAGGGCGGCAGCAGGATGCGCCAGCCCGAGTTTTTGGCACCTTGCGGCAGGTTCAGAGAAACCTGGGATCGGGAGCCGAACAGGATGGAAGCTGGCCACAAAGCACCGGTGGCGCCGAGAACGTCAGTGTCATGGGCCGCGACGCTGCCGCCATAGCCCAGAGCGCCCACGCCGCTCTGTGCCTGTTGGCGGGTGAGCTTCAGGGACCGATTGCACTCCACCACGATCACCGGCAGCAGGAACTGCTTGCCAGCGATGAAGTAGGTGCCCGACGTGTTGACCAGGTAGTCGCCAGCCTGAGTGGTGGCGTCGTTGATCAACGCGAACCAGGTCGGGTCGCCGTACTCGTTGGGCTTCTTGAAGCCGTACTCGGGCGATGAATCGAGCGCGGCCTTCAGCGTGCCCACCAGGTTGCCAAGCGGCGCGCCGGCAGAAAGCGGGCGGTAAAGGCTGAAGCTCAGCCCGATCACGTTGGCCGCTTTGGCGTAACCGGAGTAGATCTTCGCCTGCAGGGTCTGGCCGTCCATGTCACACCACCAGCGTCAGGCCACCAATGCCCAGGCCAGGGCCCGGCTGGATGCCCAGGAAGTTGCAGAGTTCGCGACGGGTGCCGTCAAACAGCGCCTTGCGATCGCGGTACTCGTTCTTGTTGTGGCGCCACACCGCCGCCTGCTCGGTGTCGAGGTTGCTGCGGGTGCCGGTCGAGCCGATGATGTCGGACTCTAGTGTGCCAAGGTTGGCGAGGTACGTCGTGCGCACCACCGCCTCCTCGGCACTGGAGAGCGTGTTGAGCTTGTATTCCAGCACGCCGTATTGGGTCGAGAAGCGGTAGCCCGACGCCGGTAGCGGCTGGCCGCCGCCGAACGCGCCGTAGCCGCAAAAGCGCCGGACGTCCGTCTTTTCAGCATCGGTGAATGCCATCGCTTACTCCGAAATGTCGATGTGCTCGGCGCCTACGCCGGTCAGGTATTCGATGTCGGCCGCATCGGTGATCTCGGCACCGGGCGCCCAGCTGCGAAGCTGCCCGTCGTCGTCGTAGACGGCGTAGGGACAGGTGAGCTTGATCTTGGTCGGCACCGGTGCGCCGTCAGGCTCCTTGGTGACCGCTGCCTTTTGTTTCGTTGCCATGTCAGGCTCCTTGGTGACCGCTGGCCCGAGGCCGAAGCCCCGGGCTATGCGTTATCAGACGTGCTCGATCACCACGGCGCGCTTGAGGTACTGAGCCCCAGCGGTCGGGATGATGTTGCTGTTCGCGGTCGCGTCGGTCGGGGCAACGAAGCCACCGATCCAGCTCCACGACTGGGCGATGATCTGTTGCAGACGGTCGATCGGACCGCGGACGATCTGGCACACATCGTCGATCATCTGGATCTCGTTGTTTCCGTCCGCCAGCTCCTTGGCCTTTTCGGTCATGCCAGCGAAGTCACCTTCGACCAGAGCGCCAGGCATCACCAGGATCGGACGGCGAACCGTCAGGGCCGAGTTGCTCGGGTGGGTCTGGGTCAGCGCTTCGGTGGTGGGGATGAAGTTCACACCCATCAGGTTGAACACCTTGCCCTGGCGCGCTTCCGGCGAACCGTATTGGCCCTGGTACATCAACTTGAAGTCCTGGTCAGCGAAGAGCTGACGCTGGGACACGTTGTCGAAGTACATGTTCAGGTCGCCCATGTAGCCGGTGTTGTTGCGCAGGTTGGCAACAGCGTCTTCGATGACGCCCAGGGTCAGCACGTCGGTGCTGGCCAGTGCGGCGGTCGTGGTGGTTGCAGCCAGAGCGGAGCCACCCTTCCACTTGCCGTTCGGGCGGATCAGCACCGGGCAGTTGGCGTGGCTGACGATGTTGCCAGCGGTGCCGTCGGCCACGGTTACGTTGCCGGAGAACGTCAGCGTACCGGAGTAGCCGCCCGGGGTGGTAGACACGTTGGAACCGTCGCGGGCGGTGCCGGTCAGGGTGTAAACGTTGCTACCGATCAGCACCGAGGCGGTGTAGGTGCCGGAAACCGACACGAATTTGCCAGCGTTGGCGCCGGTACCGAGCACGGTTTCGAAGCCGCGAACGTCGTCGACGTTGATGGTTGCAGCCGGTGCGCCGAGGGTGGTACGCACGCGGGTGTTACCGCCCAGGTAGCCAGCGAACAGCGCATTGCGGGCGATCCGGTCGAGCGACTGGCGTGCCTGCACACCGTTGGTGAACGCGTTGAGCAGGAACTGGTTGGCGATGCCGACCTGGCTGGTCACGACGTTCAGGTCGATCGAGTCGCCGTACTGGTCGATGCCGAGCGTGTACTGCTCAATGGTCTGAGACGACGGCGTCATGCCGTTGTCCAAGTTCGTGTTGCCGCTGGGGGTCAGCGGCGTGGTGACAGGCGCCTTCAGGCCGGCGCGGGTCTTGGTGATGGTTTCGCCGACGTTGATGGCGACGGTTTCGCGATCAGCGATGGCTCGGTAACCAATAGCGGACTGGAGACCGGTCTGGAACTCGCGCTCCAGGAAACCTTGTTGGATGGCGTTCTGCAACGACGCCGGCATGTTTTGGATGGGCATGGTGCCTCCTACTCAGGGGTTGAAACGAGTCCCCTGGGCGTCAAGCCCCGATGGGTTGGCGCACATGCGCCTGGGTTGTTGGAAAGGGTTGCCATCCAGGGCCATCGGGCCCAGGAGGCAGGTGGGGTTACTTGAATTTGGCTCGCTCGGCAGCGTATTCAGCAGGCGTCATCTCGGTCGCCTTCTTGGCGGTCGGAGGCTTGGGATTCGGCGGCGTGCCGGGGTTGGAGCTGTTCTGCGTGCTGCCGAATAGGTAGGGCTTGGACTTTTTCAGCTCTTCCATGAGCGTGTCCGCACCTTCGACTTCGCCGGCGTCATTGAGCTTGACGTTCGACAGGTCGGCCAGCTTCAGGCCGTCCAGATCGACCATACCGGCCTTGAGGGCTGCTGCCTTCAGTTCGGCACGGATCACGCGCTGGTCTGCGGCGGTTTGCGCTGCTGTTTTTGCGGCCTCCGCATCAGAGGCGGCCTTTTCGGCTGCGGTCTTGTGGGTGTCTCGTTCCTGTTCGAGCTGCTGAGCCTTGAGTCGCCAGCCCTTGTTTTCCTCGCGCAACTCGCGGACGTATTCGCGGCTGAAGTGCTCGCGGTTGTCGTCTGGGTTCGGATTCGGATTAGGGGTCGGATTGGGGTTCGGGTTAGGTGTCGGGTCAGACATCAGTCATGCTCCAGGAACGAAAAAGCCCGCATCTGCGGGCCGGTTGATGAAATCGGGGAGGGTGGCTCAGTAGTCGTACATCGCCACGCACAGCATGCAGTTGGTCGGCACGCCGGTAATGAGCTGCAAGGAGACGCGGATCTTCTTGCCGATCGGGAAAAGCTGCATCAGCACGGCACCGTTGGCCGCGTTGCTGCTGGAGCCGCCGGTCTGCACCGCGTTGGCGGTCTTGATCGGCAGAACCGGGGCAATCGTCGGGCCTGCGTCCTGGCAGGTGACCGTCAGCACGTCAGCGTTCGACGTGTCGGTGCGCTTTTGCACGACGATCGTGCGCACCCAGTCGGGCACGTCGATGTCGGCGTAGACCGTGTCGTTGGCCACCAGGCCTGCCTGGGCCTTGACGTTGTAGTGCTTCTCGTAGCGGTTCGCCAGCTGGGGTTTGATCACCTCCAGCACGACGGCGTTCGCCACCTGGTTGAGGTCGTAGGTTGCCATGGTCAGTCGTCAGATTGGGACAGCGGCTGCTGCCGGGGCTTCGGGGTGTCCTGGGGACCAGGCGGGGGCGGTTCGGCCTTGATCTTGCGCAGCTCGTCCGAGGGATCGGCTATGTCGTAGCTGCCAGCGATCGTGGCCACGGCTGTCTCCTGAGAGATCAGCGCCTTGTCGCGAAGCTCGCCGAGGGTTTGAGACTCGGTCTGCTTGTCGGCGTAGGTCGGCGCGTACCAGTTCGGCCAGCGCAGAGACAGCGGCTCTTTCGAGCTCAGTTCGCCGAGCGGCGTTCCGTCCTTCTTGACCAGCTTGAACTTGGACGAGGCCTTTACGGCCATCCGCAGCAGTTCGAGCAAGCCGCCCTCGCCGTAGGAGACACGCAGCTTGTCCGCCAGCCAGATCAACGACTGGTTCATCAGCTCCATGGCCCGTCCTGACTGTGCAGCTGAGAGCTTGTCAGCGTTGGATCGGTTGCCGTGGGCGGTTTCCAGTGCCAGTTCGCGCAGGGCGCGCACGTAGTTGATGACCGCTTCGGAGGCCGTGCCGCTGATTTCCAGCATCTTGGCGTCGCCATCGGCACCGACGACGATCGCATTGCCGCCTCCCTTGACCATCTTGCCGTCGTTGTCGACTGCCGGCTCCTTGATGAGGAGCGTGGGGTCGCTGGCGTACTTGAGGCCACGACCACCCTGCGACAGCTGGTAGTCGATCTCAATCTGGGTGTCGATCGCTTCGGTAGGGAAGGTGCACTCGCCATCGATGTCGTCACCGCCTGGAAGGTTCTTCGCCCACACCACCGGGACAAAGCCGAGCATGTGGCGCGTCGTCTTGTCGTTGTCCACCGCTGGCGGCTCATCGTCGGCATCACCGTCGCCGGTGCCGACCTTCCAAGGCATGTACCAGGTCTCAGCCGAATCGTCCCAGTCGCGCATGAACCAGAAGTCAGCAGCGAGCTCGTCTTTGTCGATCGTGTAGCCCTGGGCCTTCAGGACTGAGCCCTTGACCTTGTACTGCTCGACGACCTTCTGGAGGGTGTCGGGGGCGTCCGGGCGCCATACCGGCGTCAGATACTGGGTGTTCTTGACCTCGAAGAAGATCCGATTCGACAGCACGCGCATGAAGATCGCGACACTGCCCACGCTGCCGGTAGTGGCCGCGTCGATCATGATCTGGTTGAGCTTCGTTTCCTTGATCAGGTCTGCCAGCGCATCGCGTGTCGCCTCGTCCTTGCACTCAACCGTGGGGAAGTGCCCCTCTGAGAACAGCAGAGACACCGAGTCATCGACGACGATGCGGCACAGGCCGTAGCGCACCGAGGGACGGCGATCGCGCAGCGGGATGTACTCGCCGATGCCGTCTTTGCGCTCCTGGTTGAAGTCGTACTCCATATGGTCGTACAACTTCCCACGCAAGACCCGGGTCAGCACATCGATGTCGAACTGCCGCTCAGGGAAGTCCTTGTCGCGCTGGATTTTGGATTTGATGGTCTTGAACATGGTCTGTCGAAAAGGGATTGGCAGCGCCCGCGCCCACGTAAAGAGGGGCCGCAGCCCCCAGAAACCGTAGCCTCGTCCTCGTCGCTGCCTGCAGCGGTTACATCGCCACCCACTGCTGGGCTATCGCCTTACCGGTTGAAGATGTTGAGCTGAGTCCTGTGCGCCGAGGTCGGCTTCACGATGGGCCAGCGGAAATGAATCAAGTAGCCCAGTGCGTCCGGGCCGTGGTCCTTGCCGTCGCTCTTGTCCGGCTCGCCGTTCGGGTCGTAGATCTGCTGCTCCAGGCATTCGGTGATGGTCGGAGCCAATGCCGTGTTGATCAGCAGCCTGCGCTCGCCTGCCGCATTGCAGATCAGGCCGTTGACCGCCATCACCCGCTCCTTGACGAACGGGTTCTTGCTTGGCACGTGCACGGTGAAGCCGGCGCGCTTGAGCAGCAGGATGTCGCTCTCGGTGGCGTTGACCGTCTTGTTGCTCTGTCCGCTGGCGTCGGGGTAGATGTTGATCCGGTGGCCCGGGAACTTCTCCTTGATCGTCTCGATGACGTGCGGCGTGTCGCGCATCTTGGTCAACTCGCCCAGGATCTTGGGCGCACCGAACCGGATCACACCCACCGCTGCCGTGCAGTTGTAGACGTTGAAGTCCAGGCCGATATGCAGCTCCTCACCTTCGACGATCACCTCGGGGGTGTGGTTCTTCGCCCGATCGAAATCAGGGTAGACCGCGCCCGACGTCAAGTTGACGAACTGGCCCTCCAGGTAGGCCGCGATCAGCTGCGACGGATACGAGCGCTTGAGCGACTCGATGTACCCGGCGGGCAGGTTGCGGGAGTTGCTGTAGGTGCTCGCCCGGATCAGGCGGTAGCCTTCCTCGGGGTTCTTGGCCCAGCGGTCGTAGACGAAGCGAAAGCCTTCCGGCGTCGTGGCCACGCCGACCGTGTTGAGCGATCCGTCCGGCTTCTTCTGCCGGTTACGTGCGATGACCTGGCGCCACGCGTACTCTGCGTCGGCCTGCTTGAGGGTGTCCAGCTCGTCGACGATGCTGTCAGCCACTTCGTAGCCAACGATGCGCGCTGGGTTGTCCAGCGTGCGGAAGATGATCTTGCCCTTGCCGTTGATCGACAGGACGTGATCTGACTGGTTGAGCCGGTACTTGACCTTGGCATTGCCCAGCGTCTCTTCGAAGCGGGGGTAGCCAATCATGCGCACCAGGTCGTAGGTGGGCAGGTAGTAGGCGATGTTCTGCTTGGGGTAAGCGAACTTCAGGCGCAGGGCGCGCATGATCGCCGCCTGGGTCTTGCCAGAGCCGAAGCCGGCCACCATGGCCGGGAACTGATCGTGCGAGTTGATGAATTCCGTCTGAGGTACGCTGGCCCGGCTCTTGAGTCGGACCTTAGTCGTCATACGGAACCACCTCGAATCCTGTCACGTCCTGATCGCCGTCGTCTCCGCCGCCTTCCTTGATCTTGGCGTCGATCAGTTGCATCTGCTTGCGATGCATCTCCAGCTTGCGAATCTCGGCGACGGCCTGCAGGATGAGGTCAGCGTATTGCGGCGCCTTGACCTTGATCTCGCTCTTGTCGAAGCGGCCAATCTCGGGATGCGTGTCGTGCTTCTGTGCGACCTCCAGGGCTGCATCGATCAGCTCGGCGACATCGCTACTGCCCGACAGCCGCACCAGGCGGTGAAGCTTGATGCGCATGAGCCGGATTTCATCGTCGATGGATCCGATCTCGACTCGCTCCCACAAGACCCGTTCCTCGGGCTGCAGAGCGTCGGCATAAAAGCCGTGTTTCGTTGCGTTTTGGTTTTGGGCTGGTGCACCTGTACTTGAGCCGCCATGCATCCGGCATCTGCCGTTTGCCATCGCGTGGCCTTTGCAGGGCTCGCCCGAGCGTGTCTTCGCCCCGCACGTTTTGGCCATCAGGGCCTCCTTGCATGGGGTTGTTTCCCGGAAACCCGGGAGGGCGACAGGTTAGGGCGCCGGCGTGAAGTCCACGTAGAACTTCTGACCCGGTTCGAACTTACCCAGTAGATCGGGGTTGTTCACGGTCATCGTGCACTCAGCCTGGGGAGTGAAACGCGCGAAGGTGTTGTCCTCGTCGGAACCATCCGCGGGATAGGAGCCGTTCTTGTACACAGCACCGAACTTCAGCACTTCGCTGTTCTCGTGCTTGGTGACGCTGATGATCTTGAACTTGGCACGCATGGCGGTGGACATGGAAACCTCACAGGCAACAAAAAAGCCGCCTGGATCGCTCCGGCGGCTTGATGATTTGGTTGTGGACACAGGTCGTGCCCGACACTAGCAAAAATGTACCACAACTGAGTCAGCGTGCGTGCAAATTTGTAAGGTTCAATCGGCATCCACCAGCAGGCAGCGCTCGAACATGGGGCGAAGGCGCTCAATGCCACGCGATTCAAGCGAGCGGGCAGCGCGGCGGATGGCCTGCTGATCACGCGTCACGGTTGACTGGGAAAGCTTGAATTCATCAGCGATACGCCGGGTCGAGATTCCATCGCGCTGCTTCGGGGTGCAGAAGATCCCCCATGCCATCGCCAGAGTTGCGCTCTCATGCTGGGTCGCGAGCAAGGGGGCGACATAGTCGCGCACCGCACGCACCCCTTTGGCCTTCTCGACCTGGTGGGCATACCGGGCATGGATTACCGCCGCCTCGGGTTGGGTCAGGTGGTGCACCACAGCCCCGCGCACCATTGCGCACTGGCCTCGGATTTCCAGGGCTGTCAGGCCTCCGAAGTTGATGCTGCTGCGTTCGCGAACCGAAACGATCCCGGCTTCCTCCATGAGTCGCTCAATCATCGACTGCATCGAGCTTTTGGATGTGGCCGGCAGGATGGCCATCAGAAAGCTGAAGTGCAGGCATTGCTCCATGGAACGGAAGACGGCGCTTTCGCGCAGGGCTGGCGGGTTTGTGGTCATCGGGCCTCCTGGGTTTGGGACTTCTTCAGTTGCTTGGCTTTTTCTCGGTAAAGGGTGCGGATCGCTCGCAGCTCGTCGGCGGTCCATTTGTGGGGGGTGTTGTCGGATTCGAGAGCCAGCACACGCTCCAGTCCGATTCGGGCAATGAGGCCGATGCGGTAATCGACGGCTCGGCCAGCTCCGTACCGGTTGCATTGCTTTCGCTGGGCGTGGCAGTTGTCCTCGTTGAAACGCAGATGACCTGCCGACCCTCTGGATCGGTAATGGCCTGCATCAGCACTGCCCCCCAGCTCTGTGCTTCGAAAAGGACGGCCGCAGCAAATGCAGGGCAGTCCGGCATCACGTAATCGGATGTAGGCATTGAATTCGTCCTGCGCCTCTTTGATCAGCTGGGGAATGGTCTTGATGGCTTCCTTGCGCTTGGCGAGCTTTTCGCGTGCCGCCGACTTCTCTGCCTTCAGCTTCGATCGCTCAGCGGCCTTGTCGGCCTTGACCTTCTTGGTGGCGCACTTCGGTGAGCACACCGCCTGGAGGGGGCGGGCAGGAACGAAGAGGGTGGCGCACTGCTTGCACGGCCGAGGCTTCGGGTTGAAAGGGGTCATCACTGGGTGGCCCTCCCTTCAGCGCGGGCGGTGGCTTCCTGGCTGCGCCAGATCTCGACGCGGGCCTGGGCGGCAACCAGATCCCAGCGCAGCTTCTCCTCGACCTCGATGGCAGCTCGGATACCCTCCAACACGGCGATGTAGTCCGGGTGGCTGTAGGCGAACTGCTCGCGGGCGCTCACCGCCTTCTCCGGGCTTTCGTTCATGAGCAAGGCCTTCTTGGACTTGCGGAATTCCTCCAGGTAGACCCGGTCGGCCTTGGCCTTGGCGAACTTGGAGGCGTGAGCGATGATGAAATCGACGGCCTTGTTTGGATTGATGGCGCGATTCGTCACAGCGCCCCCGTCATCAGGCCGGTGTGGATCTCGCCCCAGCTAAGCGGCGTCTCTCCAGCTCGCGGCGCACGGACTCCAACACTTTCTCCCGGCCAGGACTCCCCTTGAACCGGTCGATCGCTTCCAGGTGCCCAGCCGCCAGATGCTTGGCCGGATGCGCCGATAGCACGAGGCGAGAGCAGCACTCGACGCATCGCAGTGAATACGCCCCACTGAGTGGTCGGGCTTGATGGAGTTCGCAGCATTGGCAGGTCATGCGACACCGATGGCCTCCCGGGCGAAATTGAGGTTGATGGCGCGCACTCGGTAACCGGCCTCGTGGTTTGCCAGGATGCGGCGTGCCCAGTCCTTCGGGTCTTTGCGATTGGCGCCCATGTTGCTGCGCAGCTTGGCCATCTCGGCGTGGACGCGCTCGGGGTTGGCCGCAGGCTCAGGCAGCGCTTTGCGTTGTGGTGCCGGCGCGCGGCGCGCGATGGCCTTGAACTATCACCGACTGCCCATAGAGAGGCTGAGACTGCCAAGGCACACAGGGGATAGG